TACCTCTCTTCTGCATTAGAGCGGGTTTATGATCCCTTCCTCGGCTCCGGCACCACTCTGATCGCATGTGAACAGTTAGACCGGATTTGTTACGGTATGGAGATTTCACCTCGATACTGTCAGGTATCGATCGACCGCTGGGAGAAGTTCACCGGTGAGAGAGCAGTGAAAGTTGCATGACTCAGCCCAAAAAACCCGCCCGGAAGAAACCGATGCCGAAACCCATCCAGGAGCATCCCTGGGACCGGATCCCGAATAATGGCGAGAGACACGGCGAATCACCAAAGGCGTTCCATGCATTCACTGTTTATCGGGACATGGGGGCTGTCCGGAGCTTGGCTAAGACAGTGCATGAGCTGGGCAAACCCGCAGGATACAAATCGCTTCTGGAGAAGTGGTCCCGGGACTGGAAATGGGTCGATCGCGTTGCGGCCTTTGATCAGTACATGGACAAGCTCGCCCAGGAGGAGGTCAAGGCCGCCCGGGAAGAGATGATCCGCCGGCAGATCGAGCAGGCTGTCAGCCGGCAGAACTTTGGAGTCTCGATCCGGGGTGTGGCTGCCGGGACAATCAACGAGATGGTGAAACTGCAGAAAGAAGGGAAGGCCCTGAAACTCTCACCGCACGAGCTCGCCAAGATCCTGGAAGCTGCCATCAAGCTCGAGGAATCCGGTGAGAAGCTCGAGAGACTATGCCGGGGAGAACCCACAGAGACATCCCAATTAAGTGGGGCACTCCAGCTTACCGGGAAGGACGGTGGCCCACTTCAACTCGCGCATATGAGCGATGAGGAGGTGAAAAGACTTGCTCGCGAAATCCTCACCAATGGGAAACAATGATATCATAAGGGAAGCACTCGCCCGGGTAATCAGGGAATCCCCTGCCGGGTTCGCCCGCGTCGCTTCAGGTGGGAGATGGGAACTCGCCCCGCATCTCGAACTGATCAATGAGAAGCTCCTGCAGGTCGTCAACGGTGAGATTTCCCGACTCATGGTGTTGATGCCGCCACGGAACGGGAAGAGTGAGGAGATCTCAAAATATTTCCCTGCATGGTATCTCGGGATGTTCCCCGACAGGAAAGTGATCCTCACCAGCTACGAGGCGGACTTCGCCGCACAATGGGGGAGACGTGCGCGTGACCTCCTGGATTTATATGGTGAGGTTTTCCCAATCCCCGTGAAAGTGAGGGGAGATTCATCCGCAGCGAACAGGTGGGAACTCGAGAAACACGGTGGCGGGATGATGACTGCGGGCGTTCGCGGGCCGATTACCGGGAAGGGCATGCATCTCGGTATTGTGGACGACCCGGTGAAGAACGCCGAGGAAGCCAACAGCCAGACGATTAGGGACCACATCTGGGAATGGTATAAAAGCACGTTTTATACCCGACTCGAACCTGGGGGAGCGATTATCCTCGTCATGACCCGGTGGCATGAAGACGATCTCGGCGGCCGGCTCCTGGATGAGATGAAGTCCGGGGCGGGCGACAGGTGGGAGATTATCAGATTACCGGCAATTGCGGAGGAGGACGACCAGCTCGGGCGACAGGAAGGGGAACCCCTCTGGCCGTCCAGGTTCCCACTCAACGAGCTCATGCGTATTCAGCGGGTTGTGGGACCGTATGACTGGGCGGCACTCTACCAGCAGAGACCATCCTCGGAGAAAGGCGAGATCTTCAAACGGGAATGGTGGCGGTTCTACAAGAATACCCCGCGAATCGGGCTTACAGATACGGTGATCCAGAGCTGGGACATGTCGTTCAAAGATACGCACAGCTCCGATTATGTCGTCGGGCAGGTCTGGATGCGATCGGGTGCGACCAGGTATCTGCTCGACCAGGTGCGCGGGAGGATGGACTTCCCCGCAACTATTACCGCGATACTGTCACTCTCGATGAAATGGCAGTCCGCCCGGAGGAAACTGATTGAGGATAAAGCGAACGGTCCCGCAGTCATGCAGCTACTCAAATCCAAACTTCCCGGCATGATCCCGGTGGAACCCGAGGGGGGGAAGGTTGTCAGGGCGAGGGCGTCGACTGCGGAAATCAATGCGGGGAACGTATACCTCCCCTCCCCTGAAATCGCCCCCTGGGTAAGGGGATTCATCGAGGAATGCGCGGCGTTCCCCACCGGTCGGTATGACGATCAGGTCGACGCCATGACACAGGCGATGATCTGGTTCAACCAGAACGACCGGCAGGGAGATATCCCGATCGAGGAGGCTACGGGTTCCGGCGGTGAGCACCCGGGTTTTGATGATGACGGCTTTAATGGATACATGGAGTTTTGATCGGATTGTGAGAGTGGAGAGGTGAGATGAGAATATGGCACGAATAAAAAAACCAGCAGAGAAACAAACGAGAACAATCGAATCAGGCGATATCTACGTCGCACCGGGCGGATATACCTTCACGATGCCGAAGATTGATGCCGACCTGATAAGGAAATACAGTGAGAACAAGTATATCGTCGAGGGCCTGAACAAGCAGCAGCGGGTCATCTTCAAAAAGCGGTATACTGTCGACCTGTACGATACCGAAGAGCAGGAGGTCGATCCGAAAGGCACCGCGACACTGGAGAAAATGTGCAGGCAACCCGACGTCTGGCTCTGGTATACGCTCCAGAGGATGCACCGGAACGTCATGGAATGGGGTCCGGCACCATATAATCCTGTGTGGGGTTATGTCGGGTCGGAGTACCAACTCCTGAAACTCCGTGACCTCGACCCGCCAAGGTTCGCGATGCCGGGGCCAACATCATCATACTTGTCAGTGAGGAACCGGATCCTACCCGGGATCTCGCTCAATGACACAACAGGGGAAGTCGAGTTTTATCAGACGTTAAGGGATGGCACAATCAAACAACTCGAAAATATCGAGATGATGGTCGACCCCATTTCCCGGGAACTCGGCGGGACACCGTTCATCCTCCCACTCATCCCGATAATATCGATGATTAAACATGCCTGGAAACGGCAGATGCAAATCCTGAACAAGCTCGGTATATTCTTCATAAAGGTCACCGACCCCCAGGGCAACGATAAAGAGTTTGCGCAGAAGATCATGCGAAACGTCTCGACCGACGTCGCATTCCAATTACGCGGGAACATGGAAGTCATCTCGCTCGGCGTCGGGTCCGACGGGTCGGCACTCCCCACCATCACCGAGCTCGGGATGCAGACGCGGCAATTCTTCTCGCCTTCTGAAATTATTTCCAAGGAGGGGACGCTTATCGGCGGGAGTGCCAATCCCGAGTTCGACCTCTATATGGCATATATTGAGGGGACGCACCGCTGGCTCGAGGACGAGTGTGGATACATCCTTCAGCCATTCCTTACCGTTAACAGTTTTGACGATCGATACATCATCCGGGTCGAGATACCAGACCCCGAACCCGACAGGACGGCCCAGATCACGGGTGTTGTCGAGACGGGATACAGGACCAGGACGATAGGGATGAACGATCGCAGTCAGATACTCTCGAAGGCAACCTCGGTGATTGGCATCGACCTCAACGCACTCTCGCCACTCGAGCAGGCGGACATGATTGAAGAGTATTCACAATTGCCTGCAGGCGGTCTTGACAGGTCAACCAAAGCGTTCCAGAAAGCGCAGATTGCCATCGATGCAATGAAAGTCGACGATCTCGATCCCTATGCACTCATCTCGAAGAAACAGGGCCGGAAATACATTCAGGCAACCCTCGGCATCGAAGACGGCGAGATCTAATCACAATGCCACGACGTGACCTCTCCCCGGACATGCGAAGGGACCCGGCCAGGATGCTTCCCCTGATTGGGAAATACCAATCGGATATCGAGGGATACTGGCACGGTTACCTGAAGGCAGCAAGAAAGAAAATCAGCGATAAGTTCGATGTCAGGCTCAACGAAGTGAAGGACATCACGCCGGGGATAAAACAGATACTCGACCTGCTGGGAAAAGCATACCTCCAGGAGGTGGGGGTCCCTCTCGCCGCCGATAATATTGAGGCGATATACAAGCACGGGATCCTGTTCGGGGTCAAGGCCCTGAAAAGCGCGGGTGTCTCTGATATCCCGAAGACAATGCTGCCGGAGGACTGGAGGGCGGTGGACTGGCTGGAGACCCGGAACCTCACCGCGCTTGAGGGCATCACCGATGATATCAACAGGGCGATCGTTCACGAAGTCTCGGAAGGAATGCTGAACGGAGAAACAGTCTCCCAGATTGCCGACCGCCTCGAACAGATTGCCGGGTTGGCCGAGGGCAGGGCATACCGGATCGCGCATTATGAATCAATGCTCGCCAGCAACCAGGGGACAATACTCCGGTACTATCAAATGGGGGTTCAGAAGGTTGAGTGGATCGCCTGTGGAGATGACCATGTCTGCCCTGAATGCGATGACCTCGACGGAAAAATATTCGATATCAATACTGTCCCGCCATGCCCCCTCCACGTCGGATGCAGATGCACGGTCGCCCCTGTCGTCGGGAAGGACTATGAGCCGGAGTTCAGGCTGAAACTCAAACAGAAAGGGTTCGAGACGTTCCTCGACCTCATCCATCACAACATCATGATCGTTCGACCGGAGTTATCACACGCATGACGTCGGGCATCCCACTTTCGGACGAGGAGAAACTGTATATCGATACTCATCTCGAAGACGGTCCCGGCCATATCGCATACCAACTCGGGATGAAATTCAAAGACAAGAACGGGGGCCACAGGTCATCCAGGACAGTGAGACAATATATTTATCGGAACTTGAGGAACGGTGTCGGCAATGGAGTCGCCCGGATATCAGTCCGGGTCCCGAGATGGGTTATCCTCGCAGCCGAACGGAAAGGACTCTCACAAAAGGACCTCTGCGAGACTGCAGAGCAGGCGATAAAGGGGAAGGTGAAGGAGATTTCACCACATTGATAAATATTATTCTTTTTTTGGGAGCATTGTTCCATCTGGAAGGATGTAAATACATTCAAAAGAAGGTTTGAATGTTTCAGGGAGGGTTTTATTCATTACTCTCTTTATAAACTCTTTAAAGTTTATTGTATTATATGCCCCTTTTTCAAAGTATCCGCCTGCATTATCATATTCAGGTAAAAGTCCAGGCGGCAGGGAGGGAACTTGCGGTATTGGGGGGCATGCATCCATCTCTTTAATTTTTTCCATTGTAGTCTTGAGATCTTTAATTGGGTTTCTCTGACTGTGCCAAGGTGAATCTGAAGATCTTGTATGTATGAAAGGATCGATTTCTTCAAGAGGTATTAACCCTATTTTAATATTCCTCTCCCGAAATGGGCACAATCCCTTATATGAGAGAGAATGATTTTTTGC